GTTTCAACCCCATTAGGTATGAACCTCTTTTATAAAATGTGGGTAGATGCAGAAGAGAAACGTAACAACTATGTTCCAATTGAAGTACACTATACACAAGTTCCGGGCAGAGATGATAAGTGGAGACAAGAAACAATCAAAAATACTTCAGAGTCACAATTCAATCAAGAATTTCTTTGTGAATTTTTAGGCTCGACTCGTACTCTTATAGATCCATCAAAACTAAGGTCTATGGTATTCAAGAAGCCCATATTCTCAAACAATAATATTGATGTTTATGAAGAGCCCATTAAGAAAGCCACATATTGTATGATTGTGGATACTGCTCAAGGAAAGGGGCAAGATTTTTCAGCATTCTCTGTTTTCGATGTTTCACAGATACCATATCGACAAGTTGCAAAGTATAGAGATAATAAGATTTCACCTATGTTATATCCAAATATTATATATCAAGTAGGAATGAAGTATAATACTGCCTTTATTCTACTAGAAATAAATGATATGGGTTCACAGGTGGCCGAAACCTTACACTATGACCTTGAATATGAAAATGTTATGATAACTTCTATGAAAGGTAGAGCGGGTCAACAAATCGGAGGTGGTTTTTCAAAGAATATTCAACTTGGAATACGAACCAGTAAACAACTCAAAAGAATAGGGTGTGCCACTCTAAAGGAAATGATTGAAACAGATAAGTTAATAATTCCAGACTTTGAGACTATTGCTGAATTGACCACATTTGCATCTAAACATAATTCTTATGAAGCAGAAGAAGGAACACATGATGACCTTGCAATGACATTAGTAATTTTTGCTTGGTTGGTTCAACAGAGATACTTCAAGGATATGACAGACCTTGACCTTAGACAAAAAAAGTATGAAGATTATGAAGAACAATTTGAACAGGATATGCTTCCATTTGGTATTATTGATGATGGTCTAGAAGAAGAAACCTATACAGACAATACAGGTCAAACTTGGGAAGTAGAACCATCAGTAAGAAGTTATTTTTAAACATCTGTTCCAAACCCAAAATCTGCGTCAGAATCTTCTTTATCGTGTCTTATATCTTGGAGTAATTTTTTAGCATCTGGATGTACTCTTGTAGAATTATAGTCTAATCTAGATTCAGATTTTGTACATATTATTAGATGGTCTGGATTCACACACGAATTTTGTCCACAAATTTGATGTACGATATATCCTGAAGAGATTTCTCCTTTATGATGTAGATAAGAAAACCTATGTGCAGGTATAGATTTTCCTTGATATGAAAACATTCCATATCCTTGTTGTGTTTTTGAAGCCTTCCATGCCCAACATCCACTTCCTGTGTTTTTGTCTATCTTTGTTAAAAAGCGTTCAATTTCTTTCATGTCACCTCCGCGTAATCATATAAGTATTTATATCTCAATAAATACCTAAAACACAGAGTTTGAGGTTTTTATAAATAATCTATAGTAAGATAACTTTGTATTAATTAACTAAAATTAGGAGAGATGACATGCCTTTTCAAGTATCAGCCGGCGTAAACACATCTGAAATTGACTTAACAACTATCGTGCCTGGCATTTCTTCAATAGATGCTGGATTTGCGGGTTGTTTTAGGTGGGGCCCAGTCAATGATGTAACTTTGATTGATTCAGAAGATTTATTGGTGGAAACATTTCAATCTCCTGACGCAAATACATACATTTCATTTTTAACAGCAGCAAACTTTCTAACGTATTCAAGTGCACTTCATGTTGTAAGGACTTCAAACACAGCAATGAAGAACGCTTCTGCAAGTGGAACTGTAGTTTTAATTTCAAACACATCAATTTATCAAGCAACATATTCAGAACAAGAAGGAACACCAGTAACAGCTCAAGGTGATTGGTGTGCTAAATGGGGTGGAGATTTAGGAAACAGTCTTAAAGTTTCCCTTTGTGGCCCAACAAGAGCCAACCTCGCATCTGGAAATACAGTAGTTGCTGGAAATTCAGACATTGCTTTGACAGGAACATACGCAGTTCATGCAACAGACAAATCCTTCACAGGAACAAGTACATTAGCTGGTACTGAACTCAGAGTCGGAGATGTAATTGCTGTTAGTAGTAATACTTTTGTTATTGCTACAATTACAAGTAATACTGCAGGAACTGTAGATAGAGATCCAACAACAGGTGCTATTTCTACTGTTGCAACAGTTCGTTACAAGAGATCACCATTTGCAGAACCATCAAGGAATATGTTGGGAACCGTAGCGGTTACTGCTAATGTTGCAACAGTTTCAGCAACAACTGCAACTGCTGGAGCACACAATACCACTTCTTTCACCAGACAATATACTGCAGGGGATATTATCAAGATTAATGGTGAAGAAAGAAAAATCAAAGCTGTTACAAATTCCTCATACATGACAACTACTGTTGCATTTACTAATACTGCATCAGCACAAACTCACTCAAGAACATGGGAATATGCTGGTAGTTTTGACAAAGAACCAGTAACTACAGAACATACTGCCGCAAAAGGTGGTGCTCTTTATGATGAAGTACACGTTATAGTTGTGGATGAAGACGGAGAGTGGACAGGAACAAGAGAAACAGGATTAGAAACTTTTACTGGTACTTCAGTCGCAAAGAATGCAAAGTTTGAAGATGGTACATCGGCGTATTACGTTGATGTTCTTAATCGTAGATCAAAATATGTTTGGTGGATGGATCATGACGCTTTAGGTGATGCTTATACAACTGGTGGTGCTGCAGTATCTGCTTGGGGAACAGCAGCAAATTCTACCATAGAATATATGTCAAGTGCTGCTTCTGGTAATCTAATTAAAACTCTCAGTTTATCTGGTGGAGTTGATGGTTCTGCTCCTTCTGATGCAGATAAAATCACTTCATTTAATAAGTTCAAAGATGCGGAAGAAGTAGATATCGGATTAATAGTCGGTGGAGAAGCTTCTGCAACAGTCGCACTTCAACTCATTGCAATCGCTGAAGGTAGAAAAGATGTTGTAGCTTTCGTTTCTCCAGAACAGGCCGATGTTGTCAATAATGAAGGAAGTGAAGCTGATGATGTAGTTGATTTTAGAAATAATCTAGGGTCTTCTTCTTACGCAGTTCTTGATTCTGGTTGGAAATATCAGTACGATAAGTATAATGATGTTTATCGTTACGTTCCACTTAATGGAGATACCGCAGGTGTCACTGCTGCTACAGAAGCAAACAGAGATGCATGGTTCTCTCCCGCTGGTTTTAATAGAGGAAATTTCAGAAATGTAATAAAACTTCCTTTTAATCCAAGAAAATCCGAAAGAGACACACTTTATAAGAACGGTGTTAATCCTGTAACAACATTTATGGGTTCTGGAACTGTTTTATTCGGTGATAAGACTCTTCTTGCAAAACCTTCTGCATTTGATAGAATTAATGTACGAAGACTTTTCATTATTATGGAAAAGGCTATTTCAAGGTTTGCACGAGCACAACTATTTGAATTCAACGATGATTTCACAAGAGCTCAGTTTGTTGGTGCGGTAGAACCATTCTTGAGGAATGTTCAAGGCCGTGATGGTATTACAGATTTTAAAGTTGTCTGTGATGATTCAAATAATACTGGTGATGTAGTTGACCGTAACGAATTTATAGGTGACATTTATGTTAAACCAAATCGTTCTATCAACTTTATTCAACTAAACTTTGTTGCGGTTCGTAGTGGAGTTGATTTTTCAGAACTGTTTTGACAAGTAGTATAAATAATAGTATATAACACATCTTATAGATGGGGGAAGACGATGGCATGCGAAGGCAGCACTTGTAAAAAAGACTTCCCCATCACATCTTCAATTTTAGTCATCGGAGGAGAGTAAAAATGGCGTTTACAATATCTGAATTTCGGGGTAAAGCACTAAACAATGCTGGAGCACGAGCTAATCTGTTTGATGTTACGATGACAGGGGCTGGTGCAGCAGGACTTAATGCTTCTGAATTTACCTTTGCATGTAAAGCTGCACAGATTCCAGCAATGGCAGTTGCAACTATTGATGTTCCTTATTTTGGTAGAACGATTAAAGTGCCCGGAAATAAGACATTTGATAACTGGTCAGTTACTATTATAAATGATGAAGAATTTCTTATTAGAAATGCCATGGAAAAATGGATGGCGGCCATGGGAACTCATGAAGGAAATATAGCAACAATTGGTAATACTTTTGGAGCTGCTGGTGGAACTCTTTTTGGTCAAGCAACTGTTCAACACTATTCTAAAGGTGGTGGTGCACTGGCACAAGCTAAGTATAAATTTATAAATATTTTTCCAGTTTCCATTGCTGAGATTACTCTTGGTTGGGATGCAAATGATGCCATTGAAGAATTTACTGTTGAATTTGCTTACGATTATTGGACTCATACTGATGTAGTTACATAATCACTTTTATTATTTTATATTATAACTTAATCTAACTAGGGGCCGAGGGGGCACTCGCTCCCTGACTCTTGGAGTAGTATATGGCCGTTGAATTATTTGGTTTTACAATTGGAAGAACACAAAAAGAAAAGGAACAACAAGACCGCGTTTCTTTTACACTCCCACAATCAGAAGATGGTGCAATAGATGTAGCAGGAACACCTGGCGGTGCCTACGCTACCTATCTGGATATGGAAGGTTCTGCGAAGAATGAAGCAGAATTAATTCTACGATACAGGTCTATGTCACTTTTTCCAGAAGCAGAAATTGCAATTGATGACATAGTAAATGATGCGGTTGTTGCAGACAGAGAACAACCCCCTGTTTCTCTCAATCTTTCCAATGTTAATATTTCACCAGACATTAAAACAAAAATAGGTGAAAATTTTGGAGAAATATTAAGTCTGTTGAAATTCAATGAAAGTGGATTTGATACTTTCCGAAAATGGTATGTTGATGGAAGACTTTATTATCACATCATAATAGACCAAGAAAATCCCAAAAAAGGTATTCTAGAACTCAGACCAATTGACGCACTCAAGATTAGAAAGGTTCGTCAAATTCTCCCCCCAAAAGATCCAAGTGAACTCACTTTAATGCCTAGAGTTGAAGAATATTTTGCATTCAATGAAGCTGGTATGGATGGTAAACAGGGTGGTCAAGTATTGAGAGTTGCATCAGATTCCGTTGCGTACTGTCACTCAGGATTATTGAATGAAGACAAGAGAATGGTTCTTTCATATCTTCACAAAGCAATCAAACCAATTAATCAATTAAGAATGATTGAAGATTCGGTAGTCATCTATCGTATTTCAAGAGCACCTGAACGAAGAATTTTCTACATTGATGTTGGTAACCTTCCAAAACAAAAAGCAGAACAATATCTTAAAGACATTATGACTCGTTACAAAAATAAACTGGTCTATGATGCAAATACAGGTGAAGTTAGAGATGATCGAAAACACCAATCAATGTTGGAAGATTATTGGTTACCACGAAGAGAGGGTGGAAGAGGAACAGAGATTACAACACTTCCAGGCGGAGAAAATCTTGGTGAACTGGCTGATGTTGAATACTTTCAGAAAAAACTTTACAAGTCCCTCAATGTTCCTGTATCAAGGTTAGAATCTGAATCTGGGTTTGTTCTGGGACGAGCTCAAGAAATATCCAGAGATGAAGAAACTACTTTCTG